TTGTGGTTGGTCTGCGGAAAAGAATTCAATGTAACTATCGTTTGAAAAGGTGTATGTCAATGATGATTTGTTCCATTTGTTGGCATCGTACATTCCAACCATGTCCATAATTTTAAGGAAATCACGGATTGCACCCCTTCGCAAATGCGGGATGGTTTCCGATACCACGGATATTTCACACTTCGGGTTTTGCACCGCGTATGTGATGAGCATTGGAATAATGGAAAAGGTTTTTGAACTGGATGTTCCGCCCCTCACAATGCGGATCCGTTTACGGAGTTTCGCTATCTTGGTTTGTGCCGTGGTCTTTTGCAACATTACAACAATGAAATCTGTGGTGTTTCTTTGGCATAGTTATCAATCAATGCAAAATTGATATGTGGTGTTCTTGCCCAATCATCGTTGGTATCAATCGGCATTTTTTCGGGTACCTCGTATTTGGATTTGAATATAGTTACATTTTTTAGTTCGTGTTGGTCGATTAAACTATCCAACCTCCCACCCCGTGATGCGGTCAATGTTAAATTGTTAGGTATTTCACCCAACCTTTTAATCCAATAGTTCAATGATTTTGTGTAAGCCCAAAACTCAACTTGTGGGTTTTCCCGTGCAACCCCTAACCACATATCAAAATAATCTTGGTTGTAAAAATCCCCCGCCGCATGGATGCGAATTGCCTTGCACCCTTTTGGAATTTGTGGGATACCACCATTTTTTGTGTATTCAAAGTTTTTCCACCGATGTTCGCGTACACCTGGGAATCGTTCTGGCCCCGCCGCATAGCATTTGTATTGGCCCCGATGAATGTCAAATTTGCCCGTGATACGATCCACAGTTACTTTGCACTCCATGGCAAATGGGCAAGTGCTACCCGTGGGCAAGTTCCATTCGTAAACCACGCCACGATAATATCGTGTATTTTTCACAAATTTCATTTGTCTACATCTAAATTGATTCCGTTAAAAATTGGCTTTTCCGTTGTAACATCAATTTGTTGGGTAGGCATACCAAATCCCGAATCCATCAATTGTTTGTATGCACCCACATCCCCTTTCCTTGCCTTGTGTATCATTGCAAGGGTAATCAAATCTTCTTGGGATAGTTTTTCTAATTCCCCCGTGATGGGGTTTTTGGTGTCTTGCATAACCTCCAACCATTTACGAGCGATGGTGCTTCGGTTCTTTGTGCCTTTGGGTTTCCCGTTGGGGTTTCTTATCTCCCCAGGTTGTACGGGTTTCAAATAATCTTTATTTGCCATAATTACATATCATTTACATATCAATCTTCGGGTGTCAATGGTATTGGCATCCAATACAAAACATTCAATCTTTGGTTGGTGTGGTAACAATGCCATTCACCATCAAAGTACACGGCCACAAATGGCATCATTCGGTTTGCAATTGCCAATACGGGTATTTCCTCTACGGGTAAAATTCTTTGGGGGGTTCTCCATGCTTTCATATTTCAACTCCGTTCTTTTTTATTTTGATTGTTGGGTCAAGTTTTTTCATTCTGTCAATTATCATTTGGCAATACTTTGGATCAATCTCCATGCCGTAACATTTGCGTTTCAATTGTTGGGCGGCAACCATTGTTGTACCGCTTCCCGTGAATGGTTCAAATATCAAATCCCCTTTCAACGAAAAGTCCTCAACCATTTTACCCGCAAACTCAATTGGATACGCTGCGCGGTGTTCGGTTGCTTCTCCCGTAACTTGTGAACCTGCACTTTTGATTTGCCAATAATTCCATCGACAATCATTGTAAATTTGGCTTGTGTGGTATTTGTCATTGGCACTCATTACAAACACAAATTCACATCTCCTTGAATAAATGCCCACTTGTGGTAAATTGATTGAATGCGTTTTGTCCCAAATAATTGTTTCCTTAACTCTAAATGGGTTACTATCCGAAAATACAATCCTCCCGTAATCATCCCGACTTTTGGAATTGTATGCAATGTTCCAACACGCCGTATGTGATTCTTCGTTTTTGTAAATTGATGCCGTTGTTAAAATGTCGATAGAAAATTGGAAGTATTCATCTGCGGTTTTATTGTCGCTATTCTTTTGGTTGTACAAACTTGCTTGTTTTTTACCAACTCCCAATCCTTTTGTGTGCAACAAATCTCCATTACTTTCCCCTTGGTTGTATGGTGGGGATGTGGCCAATAAATTCCATCTTTCGCCATTCATCAACCTTGCAACCGCATCGCTATCCGTTGAATCACCACACAACAATCGGTGTTCGCCTATCTCAAATAAATCACCCAATACAATATCCGTTTCGATTGCATCGTTTACTTCAAAATTATCTTCTTCGGCTTCCAAAACTTCGGGGTTAAAATCCCCTGGCAAGTCCATACCCCAATCCTTTAATTCATCCGCATCCCAATCGTTAGCCAACGCATCCCAATCCCATTCACCAAATCCAACATTGTCTTTGATTAGGAACTCCCGTTCTTGTTCCTCGGTTAGGTTTTCCGCCTTGATGATGGGAACTTCTTTGATTCCAATTTCCTGAATGGCTTTCAATCTCATGTTGCCACCCAACACCATCATTTCATTGTTTACCACAATGGGGCGTATCTCCAACATTTCGGGGAAGTCCTTAATTGATTGTACTAACTTCTTGAATTTGTCATCCTTCAAAATTCTGGGATTGTTTTCATTCGCATAAATGTCCGTTGTTTTTACCCATTCTATATTCATTTGTTCATTTTTATTTGGTGCGTAATAATTAAAAAATCCTTGTGTTGTTTTTGATCCCCAAATTGGATGTGGCATTTTCGGCAAAGGGCTTGTAGGTTTTCAATTTTATCGGCTTCCTTGCTTCCACCCATGCCACGGCATTCAATGTGGTGTATGTCAACCGCCTGGCTTCCACACACTTCACACGGGATAAAATCGGTTGTATCATACCCAAAATAATTCAAATAAATTTTTGTATGTTTTTTCATTGTTGATTCCCTTTTCGTATAACCTAAACGCCACCGATTCCGATACCCCCATTCGTTCGCCAATTGCTCGGAATGTGTAATGGTAATCATCGCGTAAAATCATTACGGCGTATTGCTTTGCAGTTGTTTTACTGCGGTCAGCCATGGCCCCCATTTTGCTCGGTCTTGAAATTGTATTCTGCATTTTGTACACATATAAATTTGGTTGGGTTCAATCATTGGCCCCGTTTCGTTTATCAATTCTTTTGTTGATTCTTTATTGTTATCGCAACAATCACAAAGGTTTCTCGTAAGTTTCATAAACCTGGGTTAACTCATTTATCATGGTTTGCCATGCCTTTGGGTTGCAACTGCATGGTTTTTGGATTCGTTTGCTTTGGAATATCCTTGACCACATCACCGCGATTTTATCCGCTTCCATTGGGGCCAATGTCGTGTTGTTCACACTCTTAAAATGTGTAAACCAATCGTATTCGTGTTCCGTCATGCACAATGGTTTTCGATAAGGAAATATCTTGTTTAATTTTTCCTTTCGTTCCGTACATCCGCAATCTTCCCCACCAATGAATTTTACAAGGGCTTCAATCCCCGTGGCTTTCGTTACCTTCTGGATCGTATCCCCCAACCCGATGGATGGTCGTGATTCGGTAAATTGTTTCCGTGTGTCGCTTTTCTTCTGCATATATTTTGTATTTTGTTTGTGTTCGTTGTTTGATGTGTTGTTTGGCGTTTTTTATACTGTTAAAAACTGAATGTGTTGGAATGCCCGTGCGTTTTTCAATATCCCTCATGCTATGGCCGTACACAAAATGTAGTTCCAATAACATCTGGTCGTAATCGCGCAGTTCATCAATTGCTTTTTTTACCTCACCCATCAAGTCCAAATGTGCCATTTCAGCCATTTCGGGGCTTTCTACGGGGTTAAATTGGTCTTGGTGTGGTATTGTCTTGTTTGATGCCCGTTTGATGTCCATAAACGCATTGTGTAGCATCTTAAACAAATAGATGGTGTTGATGGTTCCGTTGTAATTGGTCAACCTCACAAAATTTCCCTCTGCCAATTGGATTTCCGCCAACTTCAAATACATTGATTGTACCATGTCATCCGCTTCATCGTTGCTTGCACCTATGTACTTGGCAATCTTGATCCATTCAATGTGGCGTTTGGCTATGGCTTCAAGTGTTACCAATGTATGCTTCGATTTGTAATTTGAAATCCTCAAACGAATATACCACCACATAATGATAATTCATCGCGGTAACCAATTTTTCCCATTCTTTTTGATGTACTGATTGTTTGTTTGGTTTGACTTTGAGTTCGATGAATAACCCGTGGTGTGTTTGTGTGGGGATGAATAACACAAGGTCGGCCACCCCTGGCAATACTCCCTCGGCTTTTAACCTTTGGGCCGTTCGCAAATCCCGTGATCCTCCGTTGGGAACATGAATCAAATGGTTTGCATATTGGCGATGTGCCAACCGAAACCACTTAACGCAGTTGATTTGTAAACGGCTTTCAAGGTGCTTCATTCTCCATCCAAATAAATTGTTTTGGCTTTTGTGAATCCAGCGTTGTACGCCATTTGTTGGTCAATCTTTTCTTTCATAAAAAAATGTTCTTTGGTTTCTGGTGGTGGCACGGCCGTTGGGTGGTTTTGTTCCAACCATTCGATGAATTGTTCTAATGCGGTTTTCATGGTGTCGTATTTGTTCATTTCGTTTTTACTTGTTGTATTTTCCATTCAATCAATTCCAATGCTCGTTTGTAACCTTCGGCATAACCTTCATCGTAACTCATTTCCCTTCCCGCAACTTCCATTTCTTTGGCTTGTTCTTTTAATTGCTTTAACCTTTGATTTTTTTCATCTTTTGATATATGTTCAGCCCAATAATCATAATGTAAAATTTCCATTTGTTCTGCCAACCATTCCACTGCCGTCTGTTGTTT